GGACCTATCCGGCGTGCTGAATAAAAGTAACGAAGAGAAAGCGAAGCAACTGCCCGATCCCAAAACGTTCCACTTGCTCTGCGTGGTGCCCGAGGCGATGGAGCAGTATGCCGACAGTGAAATTGGTATCGTCAAGTCAAGCGGTGACATCTGGCGTGAGGAAATGCTCACACCGGTGCTGTTCGTCGTGAAGCTTGGCCCTGACTGTTACAAAGACCCGACCCGCTTCCCCAGCGGTCCGTCGTGCAAGGAAGGTGACTTTGTCATCGTCCGCCCCAATTCAGGCACCCGCCTGAAAATCCATGGCCGTGAGTTCCGCATCTTGAATGATGACTCAGTTGAGGCTGTGGTTGAAGACCCCCGTGGTATCACACGTGCATCGTAAGGAGTAATACATGCCATTGCCAAAGTTTGAAGGCGACGAATTCGAGTTTCCCGACGAGAAAGAAGCCAAGGAAAAGAAGCAGGCCGCTGCTGAAGACGATTTCTCATTTGAAATCGAAGACGACACACCTGAAGAGGACCGTGGCCGCAAAGCTGCGCCCCCTCCAGAGGACCCAACCGAAGACGAGCTAGCCTCGTACGACGAGAAGGTTCAGTCGCGTATCAAGAAATTCACCCGTGGGTACCACGACGAGCGCCGCGCCAAGGAAGAAGCCTTGCGTGAGCGTCAAGCCGCTGAAGCCTACGCCAAGCAAATTCTTGAAGAGAACAAACGCCTCCAACAGCAACTTGCTACTGGCAGCCAAGCGTACATTGAGCAGTCCAAATCGACCGCTGAGATTGAGCTGGGCGCCGCCAAGAAGAAGTACAAAGAGGCCTACGAAGCAGGTGACGTTGACGCTCTCGCCGACGCACAAGCCGAGATTGCGCGTGCTACGCTGAAGGTCGAGAAGGCCCAAGGCTTGAAGCCAATCGAAGTGGAAGAGAAGGATGACTTCAAACCTGCCGCCGAAGAATCCGCACAACCAAAGCTGGCTCCACGCACACAAAAGTGGATTGAAACCAACAGCGACTGGTACGGAGTTGACGACGAGATGACTATGACTGCGTTAGGGCTTGACAAAAAGCTCGCGAGGCAGTATGGTCCTGACTATGTAGGTACAAAAGAGTACTTCGACACCATCGACAAAACGATGCGCAAAAGATTTCCTGAGCATTTTGAAGATGCTCAGAGCCATGAGGAAGACGAAGATCCTCCAAAAAGATCGTCAGAACCGGCAGATGAGGAAACTCCCCGCCGTGCAACAAAACCCGCTAATGTTGTGGCTCCGGCCTCACGTAGCACCCCGCCTAACCGTGTTCGGTTGAAGGCATCCGAAGCTGCGATTGCTCGCAGACTTGGGGTTCCTTTGGAACAGTACGCGAAACAGGTTGCTTTGCTTAGAAAAGGTGAATAAGAATGGAAAACGTAACTAAGACCGAAAAAGGTCAAAACCGTTTGGCTCGTGAGTTGGATACCCGTCAAGTGATGCAGCGCCCAGAAGCGTGGCGTCCTCCCGAGGTTCTCCCAAGTCCCGATCCTCGTGATGGTTGGTCTCACCGTTGGGTGCGCACCGCTACCATGGGTACTGCCGATCCATCGAACATCTCTTCAAAGCTTCGCGAAGGATACGAACCCTGCAAAGCAGAGGAATATCCCGAGCTCATGATGCACGCCACCACAGAAGGTCGCTTTAAAGGCAACATTGAAGTGGGCGGACTGTTGCTCTGCCGTATTCCGGCTGAGTTCTTGAAACAACGGGCAGCGTACTACGCTAACCAGAACAAGGCTCAAATGGATTCAGTGGACAACAACTTTCTTCGTGACAGTGATCCGCGGATGCCTCTTTTCTCTGAAAAGAAGTCCAAAGTCACTTTCGGTTCTGGTAATTAATTTTTGGAGTCCTAAATGGCATACCCTACCGTTTCGGCACCTTACGGCCTAGAGCCCGTCAATTCACTTGACGGTAAGCCCTACGCTGGTGCTATCCGTCAGATTCCTGTTGCTGCTGGCTTCGGCACCGCTATTTTCAATGGCGATACCGTGTTGATCAACAGCGATGGTTTCTTGGTTAAATCAACCACTACTAACAGCGGCAACATCGTTGGTGTTTGCGTTGGCGGTCAGTACGTGAACTCGAATGGTCAAACCGTTCAAGGTCAATACATCCCCGCTTTGGCATCTACCTCTGGTAACCCTGCTTACGCATACGTTGTGGACGATCAACAAGCTCTGTTCAAAGTGGCCGTTGTTACCTCTGGTACAACCATGGGCACTGCAAGCCGTGCTGATGTTGGTTCTAACGTTGCTTTGGTGTTGAACGCTGGCTCTACCGCTACTGGCAACTCAGCTTTTGCTGTGACTTTGACCGGTGCTGGTACTACTGCGACCATCCCATTGCGCGTCATCGACGTGGTTCCTGAGACTGCTAGCTCCGCAGGTGTTTACACCGAGTTGCTGGTGAAGATCAACACTCACCAATACAACAACACCACCGGTGTTTAAGGAGTAAAACATGGCTATTTCACGCGCACAGTTACTTAAAGAACTGCTCCCCGGTCTGAACGCTTTGTTCGGCATGGAATACGCTCGCTACGGCGAAGAGCACAAAGAAATCTACGAAACAGAGACATCTGAGCGTAGCTTCGAAGAAGAAACCAAACTGTCTGGTTTCTCTGCTGCTCCCGTCAAGAACGAAGGTTCTGCGATCCAGTATGACAACGCACAAGAAGCATGGTCAACTCGCTACAACCACGAGACTATCGCCCTCGGTTTCTCCATCACTGAAGAAGCTGTGGAAGATAACTTGTACGACAGCTTGTCTGCCCGCTACACCAAGTCTTTGGCTCGCGCCATGGCTTACACCAAGCAAGTCAAGGCTGCTTCAGTTTTGAACAACGGCTTTAGCTCCAGCTACGCTGGTGGCGACGGCGTTGCTTTGTTCAGCACTGCTCACCCCTTGGTTTCTGGTGGCACCAACAGCAACACTCCTTCTACCCAAGTTGACCTGAACGAGACTTCTTTGGAAGCCGCCGTGATCCAGATCGCTGCTTGGACTGACGAACGTGGTCTGTTGATCGCTGCTAAGCCCAAGAAATTGGTTGTGCCCCCAGCATTGATGTTCACTGCTAAGCGTTTGTTGGACACCGAACTCCGCGTGTCTACTGCTGACAACGACATCAACGCGATCAAGCAAATGGGTGCTATTCCTGAAGGCTACACCGTCAACCACTTCTTGACCGACAGCAATGCTTGGTTCTTGACTACAGACGTGCCTAACGGTATGAAGCACTTCGTTCGTACCCCCTTACAGAACAGCATGGACGGTGACTTTGACACCGGCAACGTGCGCTACAAGGCCCGCGAGCGTTACAGCTTCGGTTGGTCTGATCCCCTCGGTATGTGGGGTTCTTCAGGCTCCTAAGCCAACTAAGAAAAGCTCCTTCGGGGGCTTTTCTTTTTTCTAATTTCGTGTATATTCAATACATCCCGGGGTCCTCCGGTGTATCTGACAGTCCCGGCTGACGACATGCAGACAGATACGCCTAACTTGCATGTAAGGAAAAGACATGGCACGCACTTCGTTTACTGGCCCAGTCGCATCGACAAACGGCTTCATCGCTCCCACTTATACCGTCACTACTGCCAACGCAATCGCAGCGGCTGACAAAACCACAGGCCAAGTTATCTATGTGTCAAACGGTTTGGCTGGCGCACCCTGCTTGGCTGTTTGGAACGGTTCTAACTGGATTTCGCCCGCAGGTACAGCAATCGCTGCATCCTAATAGGAGGTCTTCATGACCATGCAAACCGACGTACTTAGTGCCACGGCTACGGCTGACGGCACTTTGGTAGCGGGCCCAGCCCGTATTAAAGGTATCTTGCTGACCACAACTTCCTCTGCGGGGTCTGTGGTTTTGAAGGACGGCGGCGCCTCTGGCACTACCCGTATGACCCTCAACACCCCCGCTGTTGCTGAGATGTTTAACGCTTTGCTTCCCGGCGAAGGTATTCGTTTCACAAGCGATGTTTATGTTGACGTGACCAACGTTAGCAGCGTGACGGTGTTCTATGGCTGATACCGAGAAGAGCATTAGCCTAGCTGGGCGCAAACTCATGGTTGCGATCCCAGCTTACGATGGCAAGCTGAATATTGATTCAGCCTTTGCGTTGTCCAACCTCGCCGTTCAGGTGCAGTCGTTGGGGGTTAAGCTCTATCTCACGCACCTCTCGGGGTGCTCCCTTATTACGAAGGCTCGCAACTGCTTGGTTGCGGACTTCCTCAAATCCGACGCAGACACGCTTCTGTTCGTCGATGCCGACGTGGTTGTTACCGCCGACGCAATTCTCCGTTTGATGGCCCTGAGCATCGGCAAAGACATCACTGCTGGCATCTACCCACGCCGCGGCATGGACCGCAAGTTCTTCCTTGACTACTACCTTGATGAGAATGGTGGCTTGGAGTTTGACGCCAACGGCATGCTTCGTGTGAAGCGTATTGGTACAGGGTTCATGATGATTCAGCGCCACGTGCTTGAGACAATGATTGCCAAGCACCCAGAGTGGGCGTACGACAACAACGTAGACAACCGCAAAGACCACGCCATTTTTGATCTTGGTTTGGTCAACGGTGAGTACTACGGCGAAGACTATTTGTTCTGCGACCGTGCAGCCGCCGACGGCTTCACAGTTTTCCTTGACCCCTCCATCAGCTTGCCCCACGTTGGTACCGAGAAGTTCACCCGTGACTTCGAGGCAGATGTGTTGAAGCCGCTGTTGGAGCAACACTGCACTCCGGTGCTGAAAGTTGTAAATGGCTAAGACACCAGCATGGCAGAGAAAAGAAGGCAAGTCAGAGAAGGGCGGCTTGAACGCGAAGGGGCGCGCCTCTTACAACAAAGCCAACCCCGGAAAGCCCGGTTTGAAAGCTCCTCAACCGGAGGGCGGAAGCCGTCGCGACTCTTTCTGCGCCAGAATGACTGGGATGAAGAAGAAATTGACTTCCGCGAAGACCGCGAAAGACCCAAACAGCCGGATTAACAAAAGCCTGAGAGCATGGAATTGTTGAGATGGACGGCGTGATTTGGAACATTATTTTGTCAGCAGGCATGGGCTTGCTGACTTGGGTGCTTAAGGAGAAGTCCGATGAGCTCAGCAGGGTCACGATCCTCCTCAACCGTACCCGCGAAGAGATCGCAAAAGAGTACGTCACAAAAACCGAAGTCCACGCCGACATCAACCGCGTCTTGGACCGGCTTGATCGCTTGGATGAAAAACTGGATCGCCTTATGGAGAACAAGCATGCCAGCGGTAAGCAGTAAACAAAAGCGTTTTATGGACGCCGCGGCGCACAACCCAGACTTTGCAAAGCAAGCGGGTGTGCCTCAAAAGGTGGCCAAGGAATATAGCGAAGCTAGCAAAGGTCTGAAGTTTGGCAAAGGTACCCAATCCCGCGCCGATCTACAGAAGGTAAACGAGCCCAAGACACGTCAGGGCAAATCTGAACTTTTTTCAAAAGGAGGCCAAGTCATGGCTAAATCATCTGGTAACGGTATCACTAAAGCAAAAATGGGTGCAGTCCGCACCGCAGCTCCTAGCCGTGACGGCTTGGCTGCTAAAGGCAAAACCAAAGGCACCCAAATCAAAATGGCTGGCAGCAAGCCACTGGGTATGAAAAAGGGCGGCAAGGCCAAGTGCTGAGCTAAATAAAGGAGCCGATCATGGCACGTAAAAAAGACCTAGCTGGTCTCGCCACGCTGGCGGGCATGGCTTATTTGGCGTCTCGCGACAAGGGTGGCGAAGCGCCAGCTATGCCGACTGCTTCTTCTGCTACTCCTGACACCGGTGGAGACTTCATTGAAGCTGGCTCGGGTGCGGCGTCAGAAGACGCTGACTATGGCAACGAAGGGCGCCGTGAGGGTTATGGCGTTGGAAAGGTAGCACCCAGTGCTACACCTCGTCCTCGTCCAGCCCCCAACGCTGGTATGTCTATGACTCGTATGGACCCTGCTAAGGCAGAAGAAGCACGACGCATGGAGCGCCAGATTGTTGCCCGCGATACCGCTCTGCGTATGCAAGAAGGTGAACGTGCCGTGGCTGCCAACAAAGCTAAACGTCTGCGCCAGAAGGAAGCCGACGAAGGCGCGTCTTTGGGCGGCTACAAAAAGGGCGGTTCCGTCAAGGGCTGGGGCGCTGCTCGCGGCGCTCGTAAGGCCAAAATTTACTAAGGAGCCAACCATGGCAGACGACGCAGAAACAAGACGTGCACGAGAAGAAGCTCGTGAGATGGCCGAGCAAAAGAAGCTTGACCGTGCTTATGAGAAGTCTCGTACTACCCCGTACGCCAAAGGCGGTACTGCTTCAGCTCGCGCTGACGGCTGCTGCTCCAAGGGTAAGACCCGCGGGAAGATGTACTGATGATGGCGAGCCGTGGTATGGGCGCAATCCGCCCTTCCAAAATGCCTGAGAAGAAGGTCATCCACCGCAAGGATGACCCGAACAATGTTGACTACTACGCCGAGGGCGGCAGTGTGAACGAAGCTGGCAACTACACCAAGCCAAGCCTGCGCAAAAAGATCGTTGCCCAAGTGAAAGCCGCTGCTACGCACGGCACAAAAGCTGGTCAATGGTCTGCGCGTAAGGCACAATTGGTGGCCAAGAAGTACAAAGCTGCTGGTGGTGGCTACAGAGACTGACATGAAAGCGCCGCAACAATCGCTTAAAAATTGGGGCGACCAGAAATGGAGGACCAAAAGTGGA